CTCGTGTGGCCGGCCGACGGTGGACTGGCTGTCATGTCCGGCACGACCGACCAGGGCATGCAGCTGACGATGACCACGCAGGCGGAGATCAAGACCGGTAAGGTCAACTTCCGGATCGACACGAAGTACGGCGTCGCGGTGACCAACACCGAGATGTGCGGCATCGAGATGTTCAGCCAGACCTGAGCGCCTTTGTCTCCTCCTGCTTCGGCAGGCTCCAGCCTCCACCCTCGCGGGTGGGGGCATTTTTCAAGGAACCGTCATGGACATGTACCCCCGCATGCTTTTCCGTTACCCGGCCGTACTGCCGTCGCCCGCTGCGCTGCAGGATGGCGTCTACGACACGTTGGTTGTGGACGATGCCGATGCCGAGGCCGCCGCTGAGGGCTTCCACCAGACCCCGGTCGAAGCGCGCGCCGCCACTGCGCCCGCACCTGTCGATCCCGACAACGCGCCGCCCACGCGCGCCGAGCTGGAAGCCAAAGCAAAGGAGCTGGGCATTCCGTTCAAGGGCACCTGGGGCGACAAGAAGATCGCCGACGCCATCGCTGAGAAGCTCGCAGCATGAACGCCGCCGCCGCCCTCGCCAAGTGCTTCGCAGGCCTGCCGACCGACGGCAAGAAGGCGACTGTCTTCCTGAGCGAAAAGCTCGTGGTGTCGGTCTGCCGCCGCCACAAGTTCCGCAAGCGCCAGACGCGCGAGGATTTTGTGATCAAGGTCGGCCAGCCGAACTTCATTGAGCGCGAATTCATCAAGCGATGCAAGCGTGACGGCGTGGCGCTGCCAACTCGGGTTCAGGTCAAGTCCTGGCCCGTCAAGAAGAAAGCCTGACCATGTGGACCAAGGGCCAGCTTGTCCGCGAGTCCTACGGTGAGCTTTCCCTTGCCGGGTTTGAGTTCGAGCTGACGCCCGATGAAATCCAGATGGCTTGCCGCCGCCTGGACGCCATGATGGCAACGTGGGACGGGCAGGGTATCCGCCTGGGCTACGCTGCCACCAGCGACCCGAAAAGCGTGGATCCTGATACCGACTCTGGCCTGCCCGACTGGGCGGTGGAGGCGGTGTACATGAACCTCGCCATGAAGGTGGCAGCCGCCTATGGCAAGACGCCGATGCGAACCACGGCAGTCTCTGCGAAGCAGGGATACGACATGCTCCTGTCGCGCGCCGTGAGCCAGAACACCGTGCGCCAGCAGTTCCCCGGCACCCTGCCACGCGGAGCAGGCAACAAGTGGGGGCGCCGCGTCTACATGCCGCAGCCCACGGAATCCATCGATGCAGGGCCCGACGGCCCGATCACCTTCAACTGAGGGCGCCGCCATGCCTGAAATCAACCAACTCACGGCCCTGGACGAGCTTTCCGGTGGCGACCTGTTCCCGGTCTTCTCGCAGTCCAACGGCGACGCGCGCAAGGTGGCCGCCTCGACGCTGCTGGCCTACCTGCTGGCCAACCTGTCCACCAGCGGCAATATGGAGACGCAGTACGCTGCGCCGGCCGCGACGGGCAGCAACACCACCATCGCCCCGAGCGAAAACGGCAACAGCGTCTACCTGAACTACACGCCGTTGGCCGGGTATGCGGCAGCAACCATCACTCTGCCTCCTGTAGCCAACTGCCAGGACGGCCAGGAGGTGCTTGTGTCCACCACGCAGGCCGTCACGACGCTGACGGTGGCCGGCAACGGCGCCACGGCGGTGAACGGTGCGCCCACTACCCTCGCTGCGAATGCCTTCTTCCGCCTGCGCTTCATCCAGCCCACGGCTACGTGGCAGCGCGTCGGCTAACTTCGGAGAACCCCCATGTTGATGCAACCCTTTGACGCGAAGCCCGGCGGCACCGTGAGCGTGGCGGCTACTGCTGTCACAGCCAATTCGCCGGCATTCGACTCGCAGAGCAAGCAGGTGCTGGTGACCAACGTCGGCACCCAGTTGGCGTATGTGCGCCTCAAGTTCGCGGGCAACACCACTGCCGCCACGGGGGCCGACGTCCCGATCCTTCCGAATAGCAAGCTGCTGCTGACCAAAGCGGGCGGCGCGCCTGACGGTGGCGAGACTCTTGCCGCTGTGATCGCCCCCGGCGGCGCCGGCAGCACGATCTACTTCACCCCGGGCGATGGCCTGATGGTGTGACCGATGGCCCAGGTCCCCATCCTGAGCGGGATCTACGCGGACACCTCTCCCGACTTCCGCACAAGCTACCCGCGCAACCTCGTACCGGTCCCGAAGGAATCCGGCATCAGCAAGGGCTATCTGCGCCCAGCTGACGGCTTGGCTGTGTTCAGCACCGGCCCGGGGATCGACCGTGGCGGGATCAACTGGAACGGCGTCTACTACCGCGTCATGGGCACTTCGCTCGTTCGCATCGACAGCGCAGGTGCTGTGACGACCCTGGGCGATGTGGGCGGCACTGGGCAAGTCACCTTCGACTATTCCTTCGACGTCCTGGGCATCGTCTCCAATGGGAAGCTCTGGTACTGGGACGGCTCGGCGCTCACCAGCGTGACCGACCCGGACATCGGCGTGGTGCTTGATGCGTGGTTCGTGGATGGGTACTGGATGACCACAGACGGCACGCATCTGGTCGTCACGGAGCTCGGGGACCGCTACAGCGTCAACCCGCTCAAATACGGGTCCTCGGAACTTGATCCGGACCCGATTATGGGCGGCTTGACCCTGCGCGGCGAGGTTGTTGTGCCGAACCGCAACACCATCGAGTCGTTCCGCAACATCGGCGGCACTGGCTTCCCGTTCCAGCGCATTGACGGGGCGCAGATCATGCGCGGCGCCATTGGCACGCAGGCTTTCTGTCAATTCGTGGAACTGCTGGCCTTCCTGGGGTCCGGGCGCAACGAGTCGCCGGCCGTGTATCTTGCGGGCGGTGGATCAAGCAGCAAGATCAGCACGCGCGAGATCGACACGATCCTGCAGGGCTACACCGAGGCTCAGCTTTCCGCCGTGGTCCTGGAGGCGAGGGTAGACAAGGGCCATCAGCACCTGTGGGTGCGGCTTCCGGACCAGACGTTGGTGTACGACGCCGCCGCGACTGCAGAACTCGGCGTACCGGTGTGGTTCGTGCTGACTTCGAGCGTGGTTGGCCTGGGCCAGTATCGAGCTCAGAATCTGGTGTGGGTCTACAACGCGTGGCACTGCGGAGACCCGACCTCTGCCAGCCTGGGCGAACTGGTGAATACCGTCTCCAGTCACTACGGCGCGACCATCGGGTGGGATTTCGGCACCGTGGTGTTGTACACCGAGGGCAACGGCGCCATCGTGCACGAGATTGAGCTTGTGGGCTTGCCCGGCTATGCGGCGCTCGGGGATGATCCTGTCATCTGGACGTCGTACACGCTCGACGGGTCAAAGTGGAGCATGGAGCGACCTGTCAACGCCGGCAAGCGCGGCGAGACGTTGAAGCGTCTGGCGTGGCGGCGGTGCGGGAGCATGCGCAACTGGCGCATCCAGAAGTTCCGAGGCACCAGCGACGTAGTGCTTCCCTTGGCGCGACTCGAAGTGCAGTTCGAGCCATTGCGGGGGTAGGCCATGGCCGATTTTGATACCCCGACGCGGGACGAGCTCAATTCCTTCTTGCCCACGTTCAAGCTCGTCAAGGCTTTCGAGAACCTCTTCCTGAACGCCTCGGGCCTGGGCGTCATTACGCTGACCGGCGACGTCACCGGCTCCGGCACGACGTCCATCCCGGTGTCGATCACCCCGAACATCATCGACAACGCCGACATCAGCCTCACCGCCGGCATCAACCTCTCGAAGCTGGCCGCCGTCACTGCCAACCGCGCGCTGATTTCGGACGCGAGCGGCTTCATTGTCGTGTCTCCGGTGACGGCTACCGAGCTGGGTTATGTGTCTGGCGTGACATCGCCAATCCAGACGCAGATCAACGCCATCACGGGCGCGGCAATCACCTCTCTTACCGGAGATGCCACGGCGACCGGCCCCGGCGCGGCTGCGCTGACCTTGGCGACAGTGAATGCCGGTGTGGGGTCCTTCGGATCGGCCAATCAGGCGCCGCAGATCACCGTCAACGCCAAGGGCCTGGTCACCGCCGCCGCCAACGTGACCATCACGCCGGCAGCCATCGGTGCGCCGTCCGGCTCGGGGACGTCGACGGGCACCAACACCGGCGACCAGACGATCACACTGACCGGCGATGTGACAGGGAGCGGGACGGGTAGCTTCGCCGCAACCATCGCGGCAAATGCGGTCACCGGTGCGAAGTTCCGCCAGTCGGCCGCGCTCTCGGTGGTGGGCAACGCGACCAACGCCACAGCGAACGTCACGGACATTGCTGCGGCGTCTGATGGCCAGGTCCTGCGGCGCAGCGGTACGGCGCTGGCCTTCGGAGCGGTCAGCCTGTCGACGGCTGCAGCTGTGACGGGGACCCTACCCGTGGGCAACGGCGGCACCGGACTGGCGAGCTACACGGCCGGGGACCTGATCTATGCCTCGGGCGCGTCCACGCTTGCTGCGCTGCCTGATGTGGCGACGGGCAATGCGCTGATCTCGGGCGGCGTCGGTGTGGCCCCATCGTGGGGCAAGATCGGGCTCTCAACGCACGTATCCGGCAATCTACCCGTGACCAACCTGAACAGCGGCACGGGCGCCAGTTCCACGACGTACTGGCGAGGAGATGGAACATGGGGGACGCCCGGAGGCGTGTCGGCCAACGACTTCGTGGGCATGCTGGGTTTTTTCCCCAGCACGACGGCCCCGACCAATTGGGTTTTGGCCAATGGCGGCACCATCGGTAGTGCGACCTCTGGAGGCACTACGCGAGCGAATGCCGACACGGCCAACCTGTTCGCGTTCTTCTGGACGAACTACAACAACACGCAGTTGCCGATCCAAGATAGCGCTGGCGTGGCAACGACGCGGGGCGCAAGCGCGGCGGCAGATTTCGCAGCGAATAAGCGCATGCCGGTGGTGGACATGCGAGGCATGTTTCCCCGGGGCCTTGACCTATCGCGCGGCATCGACACCGGCCGGGCCTTGACCTCGGCGCAGCAGGGCTTTGCGACGCAAGATCACACCCACAGCCAGATCCAGGGCCAGAGCGGCACGCCCGTAGAGAATAATCCGGGCCTGTACCAGCGAGGCGGCTACACCAACACGGGCGCGACCTCTACGACCTCGTTCTCCAACACGATGAATTCGGGTTCCATTGCGACTGAAACGCGCCCGGTGAACGTCGCTCTGGCAGCCTGCTGGCACCTGTGACACGCATGACCAAATGAGAAGCAGCGCCCCACCGGCCGCGCATAAACTTCCGACACTCGGGGCTTCCGGCCTCCGATAGCTGAGCCCCCTGTGCAGCCAGCAGCACGCACTACCTCGAAAGAGAGAACGCGATGCATGCTGTCACTCTCGCCACGCGCGAAAAGATCGACCAGCTGGAAGCCGACATGCGGCGCCAGCCTCACCAGGTCGAGGTCCCTGTCATCAACACCTTCGGCCCGGGGTTCTACGCCCGCACCATCGTGCTTGAGCCGGGTACGGAGTTGGTCGGGAAAGTCCACTCCACCGAGCACATCTTCATGCTCACCGAGGGCGAGTTGCTTTTGGTGGCTGAGAACGGCGGCCAGTACCTCACTGCCCCGGTGCAGATCGTGTCCCCTCCGGGCGTCAAGCGCGCGGGCAAGGCGCTCACGCGCTGCGTCGTCACCAACATCCACATCACTCAGGAAACCGACCTCCTGCGCCTTGAGGCTGCGCTGATCGCTCCTGAGCTACTTCCGGCTCCGGCCGTCGAGGAGGGCGCGTAATGGCCTGGGTTGCAGTAGCAGTCGCGGGCAGCACGCTCGTGGGCGGCATGATGGCTTCCGACGCTCAAAGCGAAGCCGCAGGGCAAGCAAGTGCCTCGCAAGTGGAATCTACCCGTATGGGTATCGAGGAGCAGCGCCGCCAGTTCGATGCGGTGCAGCGCATCCTCCAGCCGTTCGTGACGGCGGGCACGCAGGGCCTGAGCGGTCAGAGCGACCTGCTGGGGCTGAACGGCGCAGCCTCTCAGCAGGCGGCCATTGATGCGATCTCGCGCTCTCCCATGTTCGGCGAGCTGACCAAACAGGGTGAGGAAGCCATCTTGCAGAACGCCTCAGCCACCGGCGGGCTGCGCGGCGGCAACACGCAGGGCGCGCTTGCTCAATTCCGCCCCTCGTTGCTGTCGGCCCTGATCGACCAGCAGTATGCGCGCCTGGGCGGCTTCACCAGCTTGGGCCAGAACGCTGCGGCGGGCGTGGGTAACGCAGGCATGGCCAGCGGCAACGCGGTCACGCAACTGCTGCAGCAACAGGGGGCTGCGCAGGCCGGCGGTGCGCTGGCGGCCGGGCGCGCTCAGGCGCAAGGCATCAACAGCGTCGCCGGTGCCATCGGGCAGATTGCCGGGCGCGGCGGATTCGGCAGTGGGCAGGGCTACAACCTGCAGGCGCAATTCAGCCAGACGCCAGTGGGCCAAAGCGGATTCGGCAGCGGCCTTGCCTACGGCAACCAGGACCTGGGCCAATTCCTATGAATCCCATCGACTACACCATTGACGTCGCCACGCCGTTTCAGGCGGCAGCGCAGGGCTACCAACTGGGCGCCGGCATCCGCGACGACCAGGCCAAGGTCCAGCAGCAGCAGATCGCGCAGCAGCAGGCACTCCAGCAGCGGCAGGTGATCAATGCCCTGATCACCAATCCGGCCGCCGGCGCCAAGGACTACGCCGACGCCGCGCTGCTGGTGCCCGGCATGCGTGAGCAGTTCAAGCAGGCGTGGGACCAGAAGAACGCCGCACAGCAGGAATCGAGCCTGCGCGATGCGGGGCAGTGGTTTGCCGCCGTGAAGAACGGCCGGCCCGATCTCGCCGTTGAGGCTATGCGCAGCCGCGCACAGGCCATGAAAGCGGCCGGTGCCAGTCCGCAGGAAATCCAAGCGCTGAATGCCCATGCCGACATCATCGAGTCGCATCCCGAGTTCGGGCGCACGCAGCTGGGCATGCTCCTGGCCAGCATCCCGGGCGGCGACAAGGTGCTGGCCGGTGCGACCACCATGGGGACCGAGGAGCGCGCCGCCGCCGTCGCTCCCGAGGAGCAGAAGATCAAAGCCGCCGAGGCCACCATCAAAGCCGTAGATGCGGCCAATGCCGCGAAGAAGGTGGGGCTTGATCTCTCCAAGACGCAGGCCGAGATCAAGAACGTCGAGAGCCAGATCGCCGACCGCAGCAAGCGCTTGGCGCTGGATCAGGACAAGCTCACCAGCGACGTGCAGATCGAGCTTGCCAAGCTGGCACAGAAGAACGGCGAGGTGCCGGAGTTCGTGGCCAAGGACATCAACGAGGCGACGGTCGGCGCGATCTCCGCGCAGCAGTCGGCCGCGAAGATGAACGATCTAGCGCGGCAGTTTGAGAAGCAGATGTCCGACCCCACCGATACGTGGGGCTTCCGCACGGGCAGCAGTGCGCGCTTCGGAGAGTGGCTCGCGGCCACAACCGGCAACCAAAACGAGATGACCCGCCTACGCGCGGAGTTCAATCGCATTGTCACGCCGGCCGCCATGGCTGCCTACAAGAAGGTGGCCAGCGGCAGCACTTCCGACAAGGACATTGAGACGGCCATGATCGGCGTGCCGAAAGACACTGCAAACCCGGAAACACTCGCGGCGTTCCTGCGCGGTACCGCCAAACTGCAGGTCTACGACGCGGTGATCAACAACGCGAAGGCTGAATGGCTGGGCGCGGTGAAGAACCTGGGCAAGGCTCCCAAGGACATGGAGATCGACGGCGTGAAAGTGCCGGCCGGGACCACGTTCAAGGTCTTCACTGATCAGTACGTGCCCGCGAAGGTCGAGAAGGCCAATGCAGACGCCTTTGTGCAAAGCCTGGCCTCCAAGTACGGCAGCGTCAAGCCGACGCCAAACCCGACCGTCACCAGCGGTCGCACTCCTGGCTTCAACTGATGGCCGCAGCGGAATTCCCCCGCAGTTTCAAGGACCCGGTCTACGCGCAGCTGGACGCGAAGACCGAGGAGAAGCTCGGCCTGCCGCCGGGCCTGCTGTCGAGCATTCGGTCGAACGGAGAGCGCAGCAATGCGGATCAGGTCAGCGAGGCCGGAGCGCGCACGCCGTACCAGTTCATCCCGGCCACCCGCAAGGCCATCATCGACAAGTACGGCATCGACCCCCTGCTGAGCCCGGAGAATGCCTCCGAGGCCGCCGGCCTGCTACTCAAAGAAGGGCTGGACCGCAACAAGGGCGACGTCGCGCTGGCCGTGGCGGAATACATCGGGGGGACCGACCGCAAGAATTGGGGCCCAATTACCCGGAACTATGTCCAGCGCGTCACCGGTGCGCTGCCTGCCGCCGATGCGCCCGCTCAGCCAGCGCAGCCGCAAAGCACCTTCGACCGGGTGAGCGCCAGCATGCAGTCGGGACCGTCGCCCCTGCAGACGGTCATCAAGGCGTACCAAAGTGGCGCGATGTCGCCCGAGGACGCCAAAGCCTTCGAGGCCCAGGTGAACGCCGGCCGCGTGGTGCTGCCTGCGGGCGTGGAACTCAAGGCCCCGACGGCGGCGCCGGATGCGGTGACCCTGCCGGATGCAGTGGCGGCGGCCTACAACAACGGAACCATGGCGCCGGAGGACCGCAAGCGGCTGGACGCCTTGATCCAGTCGGGCGCAGTGGCAAAGCCCGTCGGCCCGTCGCAGATCCCCACAGACGGCAACACCACTCCGACGGCGCAGCCCGCAGACCCGTCGCTGCTGGATCGCGCGCTCGGCGTGGTGGAGGCCGGCGCGAACCTTGCCAGTGGCCTGACCACCGGCGCCGTCGGCATGGTGGGCGGTGCACTTGGCGGCATTGCCGGGTCCATTGCAACGGGCGACTTCGGCACGCCGCAAGGCGTTTCCAATGTCGAGCAGGCGGCCATGGAAGGTGCGGCAGCGCTAACCTACCAGCCGCGCACGGAGCAGGGCCAGCAGATGGCCGAGGCCGCTGGCAGGGCGCTGCAACAGGTGGTGCCTGTCGCCGCCCTGACTCCGCAGCTGAGCGCTGCGGGGGCACTGGCGAGCCCGGCAGCCGCTCAGATCGCCCCTGTGGCGCGTCAAGCTATGCAGCAGGTGCAGGCGGGCGCAGGGCGAGCCGCAGAGGCCGTGATGCCCGCCAAGACAGCGCCGGCCACGCCCGGCACGATGGGCAGCATGGGCGCCGCCGGCGCAGACATGGCCCTGCAACGGCGCACGGCCGCGCAGGAACTGCCGGCCCCGATCAAGCTCACCGAAGGGCAGGCCACGCGCGACTATGCCCAGCAACGCTTTGAGCGCGAGACGGCCAAGGATGCCGAGCGCGGCGGCGCGCTGCGTGACCGCTTCGAGGCACAAAACGAAGCCATCCTCAAGAACTTCGATCAGTGGGTTGATCAGACCGGCGCCGAGGCCCCGAACCTGCGAGCCGTTGGCGCCGCTGTGGACAAGGCCCTGACGGAGCGCGCCAAGCGCGACAAGACCGAGATCAACGTCAAGTACGCGGCGGCTCGCCGGTCTCCCGAGGCAAAGGCCCCGGTGGACCAAAACCTGGCCGTGACCATCGGGACGGGAGACGAGGCGATGGCCAGCACGCCTTTGGCCTTCATCAACGAGCAGCCCGTCGGCTTGCCGGCGACTGCACTGACCGATGCTGCGCGCCAGTACGCCGTGCGCCTGGGTGTCGCAGAACTGCAGGACGGCCAGCTTGTGCCGCGTCCGGGCGTGACCATCAGCCAGATGGAGGCGTGGCGCAAGGCCATCAACGAAGCCACCGGCTATGAGCCCGCACAGATTCGTCAAGCCACCATCCTCAAGAAGCTGATCGACGGCCAGACCGAGCCCGTAGCCGGCCCGTTGTTCCGCGAGGCACGTCGCGCGCGCGAGGTGTACGCGAACCGCTACGAGAACGTCGGCGTCATCAAGAAGCTGCTGGACACGAAACGCGGCTCGACCGATCGACAGGTGGCGTTTGAGGATGTGTTCGACCACAGCATCATGAAGGGCAGTCTGGACGACGTGCGCCAGGTGCGCAAGATCCTGCAAACCTCGGGCGACGATGGGCAACAGGCATGGCGCGAGCTGCAGGGGCAGACCATGCGCTACATCCGTGACGAGGCCGCCCGGAACATCGCTACCGACAGCCGGGGCAATGTCGTTGTGTCGGCCGCCGGGCTGGAGAAGGCGATCCGGACGCTGGATGCCGATGGAAAGCTCGACTTCATCTTCGGCAAGCGCGGGGCAGAGCAGGTACGACTGCTGAATGACGTGGCCAAAGATGTGCTGACGGCTCCCCCCAATGCGGTCAACACAAGCAACACGGCCAGCGTCCTGCTGGCAGCGCTGGACATGTTCATCAGCGGCGCGGGCGGCATGCCGCTTCCCATCGGCTCGGGCCTGCGCCTCGTGGTGAACAACGTTCGCGACCGCCGCCTGCGCCAGCGAATTCTGGTTGCCCTGGGCGAAGCGCCGAAGAAGCCAGAGCGCCCGGCCCCGCGCCGCGCCAACGACCGCACTCTTCACTGAGGACTACCCATGTTTGCCGTACCTTCCCCTTTGCCGCAGTTCTTCGACACGGACGGCACGCCCCTCAACGGGGGTTACGTGTACATCGGCACTGCAAACCTGAACCCGGAGACGAACCCGATCAGCGTCTGGTGGGATGCAGCCGGCACGCAGCCAGTGGCCCAGCCGATCCGCACGCTCAACGGCTACGTGTCGCGCAACGGGAATCCCGCCACGGTGTACGTCGCCAGCGACTTCTCGCTGACGGTGAACGACAAGCGGGGGCAGCTGGTGCTCTATGTGCCGTCGCAGCCGTTTTTGGCTGGCATCTCGCCGTACATGCTGAACACCCTGTTTCCGGCGGCCAGCGCTGCAGCGGCGCGGACCGCGATGGGCGTTGGTGCCCTCGGAGACACGTTGTTCACCTCTGCGACCGCCGCTGCGGCGCGGGCGCTGCTGTACCCCAGCGCCAGCGCCTGCATGTTCCGGGTGAAGGCCACAGGGACAGACCTCGTGATGACTACAGGCGTCCAGGTCGTGCCGTTTAACTCGGTGCTTGAGCAAGTCGGCACAGGCTACGACACCACGAACAAAAGATTCACGGCCCCCGTGGCGGGGCTTTACATGTTCACTTATGCCCTTGAGTTCGCCACGATCTCGTTTTCGTCAACGGCAACTCTCTACGGTCGTCTTCGGGTGAACGGAACTGAGATGGAAAGCGGTGGCGTGAAGGTAGTCGTTCCTTCTAACGCCAACCCGAATAGCGTCTCCAATTCGGTGCTCATCACGCTGGCCGCAAATGACGTGGTGGACGTGATCGCAAAGGCTGGCTCGCTGGGATCGGGGACGTATTGGGTGTCCGGGAGTGGGAATCAAGGCCCCTATGACACCCATTTTTCCGGGGTCCTGCTGCGCTGATATGGACTGCATCCCCCACCTTCACGTCGCAGCTTGGCACGCTGAGCCCGGCTTCCGCAGCGCTACGCCCGGCCTGGAGCACCACTTCCTCGGCATCCCGCGCGTGCGGGGCGTCTCGCCCGTCACCGTCCAGTACTCCATCACCTTCCGCTTTTGAAAGGCCAGCCGTGCGATTCATCCTCTCCATCCTGCTGGCCCTGTGCCTACTGTTGCCGCACATCAGCCGGGCGCAGGACGTGCTCAAAGACCCGCTTCGCTACTCGCTGAGGGACTACGGCCTCGTGCTCGCCGTAGCGCTGCTGGGCGGCGGCGTGAGCTGGTATGCGAAGGTCAAGCGCGGCGAGGTGCCCGGGTACGGGGTGCTGCAGCTCGTCGGCGAGCTGGCAACCAGCGCCTTTGCCGGCCTCATCGCTTTTTGGCTGTGCGAGTGGGGCAACTTCCCGCAGCTGCTGACAGTCGCCCTCGTGGCGATCTCTGGGCACATGGGCACCACGGCCATCCAGCAGTTCGAGAAGTTCGCCGAGCGCCGGCTTGGCACGAAGGACCAGCCATGATGCTCAATCCCCGCTCGGAGAAGAACCTCGTTGGCGTCCACCCGAAGCTGCAGGCCGTCGTGCGCCTGGCAGCGACGATGACGGATCTGGAGTTCGTCGTCACCGAGGGCCTGCGGACCATGGAACGGCAGAAGGAGCTGGTCGCCAAGGGCGCCAGCAAGACGATGAACAGCAAGCACCTCACGGGCCATGCTGTCGACCTGGCCGCAGTCATCGGCACCGAGATTCGGTGGGACTGGCCGCTGTACCACCGGCTCGCCGACACGATGAAGGCCGCCGCCGCACAGCTTGACATCGCCATCACCTGGGGCGGCGATTGGGTCAGCTTCAGGGACGGTCCGCATTTCGAGATCGACCCGAAGGTGTACCCATGAAATTCTTCCGCCGCTTTTGGTTCAGACACCTCCTCAGCCGCTTTCAGTGGTATCGCCGCTGGTACGGTGGTCGGTGGGAGCGCCACTTCATTGACGTGTGCGGCGCCTATCTCTGGCTGGACATGACGCCGCCGCGTGTATGGCCGCAGTGGCGGCAGCCATGCTCAGTTGGCGCGCCGCTGATCGAAGACTGGCCGGTGAAGCAATGAGCCCGGCCGCATGGATTCTGGCGCTGAGCCTGCTGGCGAACGCCGCGCTGGGCTGGGCGTGGCTGTCAGCACGCGACGACGCCACGGCCGCTGCAGTGGAGCGTGACAACGCCCGGGGCGCTGCTATGGCATGCAGCGACGCCACCGAAGACCTGCGCACCCTGGCCGACAAAGCGCTGGCCGATGGCCGGGCCGCGCGCGAGAAAGCCCGCCAGCTCGCCGCGTCCGCTGGCGCCAGGGCAGATGCCGAACTCAGCCGCGCGCCGGCCGTGCGGGGGGATGCCTGCGCCAGCGCGCAGCAGGAAAACCGGGAATGGCTGGAAAAGCGGAGGGCGCCATGAAATGTCCACCACCAGGAAATCAAGTGCTGGCGCGGGTTTTGGCCGGTTCAGGCGCTGTTTTGGCCCTTTTGTCCACCACCGTTCTGGCCGGCTGCAACGCCACCATGACCACCGTGAAGGTGCCGGTGCCGGTTGAGTGCCGGGAGGAGATGCCCACGCGCCCGGCCATGCCGACCGACACCCTGGACCCGGCGGCCACGGTCGACATCCAGAACCGCGCCATGCGGGCCGAGATCGAGCGGCGGGACGGCTACGAGGCCGAACTCGTCGCCGCGCTTGAGAACTGCCGGCGCCCGCTGCGCGCGCCCTGATCGGCCTCCGGGCCTGGAATCAGAATGGGCGCTCGATCGTGAGGGTCAGCACGTGGACGGGCCCGTCCTTGGGCCAGACTCCACCGGGGACGGTCGGCCAGGCAAGGCACCCGGCCGGCGGGCAAGACTGCCGCCGCGCTCGTACCGCAGGCAGCCACCCCAGCCGCACCGTGGTCGGGCCGAAGCTGTCCAGGCCCAGATCCTTGTCCAAGCGCAGCGCCGGCCCCATCGCAACCATTGGGCGCCAGTCGCCGTACTTGGCCACGCCAGCCATCGCCCACCAGCGCTTGGACTCGCTTTCCCAGGTCCACCCGGCATAGACCGTGCCGCGGCAAAAGCTGTTGCGGTAGGCGCCGACGGTGAAGCCGCTGGAGGCTCGATAGTACAGGCCCGGGTTCACCTGGCAGAAATCCTCGCGGCGCTGGTGCAGCAGCCGGCCGAAAAGCAGGATGTTCTCGGCGGGGTAGTCGCGCCTGCTGTGCCAGCTGACGGTGTGGATGCCCAAGGCCCCTTGATCAGGCTCGATCAGCGGCGGCTCGGTGGCGTGTGCAGAAAAAGCCAGTGCAATTCCGGTGTAAAACGCTGCTCGGCAAAGCCGTTTCTTGATGGTCAACATCGTCGCTCTCCTCTGAAAAGAGGGAGCGGCTGTGCCAATCACTAGCCTTCACACGGCAGGGGTCACATGTTCGATCCATGTATCACCCACCATGATTTTCCCTCTGAAAATCAATGACTTACGCAGCCCTTCGGGGCTGTTTCCTTTTGGCCTGTGCAATCTTCGGTGTAATCCCGAAAGTCTGATCCAGGCCCGCGCGCATGGCGTCGACCTGCATGTGGCCGTACCTCGTCTGCGTGACGGTCACTGAAGAATGCCCCAGCAGCTTGCTGACGACGTAGAGGTCGACGCCGGCCTCGATCATCAGCGTGCCGCAGGAGCGGCGCAGGTCATGGAAGGTGACCCAGGGCATCTCGGCGGCCACCCGGGCGCGACGGAAGCCCGACTTCAGGCCCTCATACGTCAGGTCAAGGGGCAGGGCGCTCAGGTACTTGCGCAGAGGCGCCACGATGGGCACGGTGCGCGCCTTGAGGGTTTTTGTGTTGCCGGCCCGGATAGCGATGGTGTCCGGGCCAATGTCGTCCTGGCGAATGGCCAGGATTTCGCCACGGCGCAGGCCTGTGAACAGGGCGATCCAGATGGCCGCCGCGACTTGCTCACTGGCGGCGTCGGCAAGGCGCTTGACCT